TCACACGTGGTTCTTCTCGGTGGTCCTCGACAAACCGATTAGCATGAGCCCAAGGACTGTGAACTTAACGACAAGAACCTCTTTCTCCCTGAGATAGACCAGTACACGCCCTATGCTCAAGTTTACTTGGTTGGCACTGGGCGTCTTTCTCAGAAGATTGGGACTTTCTTCAACATGCCAACGAGAAGTTTGGACTCAACCTCTGGTTTCTGCCACCGATACGCCGTCCAACCTGGTATGCCCATAATCGTGCCCAGCATGAACAACCGAATCGACGCTCAAAACGTTGGTGGGATGAGTGACGCTCAGACCATTAACAGCAGTCAAGGGAAGGATTTCCCAGGTGACTACCAGGTCCTCATCAACCCGGTTGTTCTCCTCTTTGGTGACTTTCGCACCCTACGGACAGCTTTTACCCGCGGTCGCGCGAGGGTGTTCATCATATGGGCCTTTGCTCCAGACCACATGAACGAAGCCCGTCTCAACCAAAACCCCTTCCTCCGCGCCTTATGGGCAACCCGCGACCTTCCCGACGATTTCGACACTGTTCCCACGATTCACCCTGTTGAACTTGCTCGCCGCTACAACTACTCACTCCTTGACAAACGACGTCTTAGCTCACCATACCGTTCTTTTACCAATAAACGCAAGATTGACTGGCCCCGTCTGCTAGTCCCCGAAAACAGTTACCCCCTCTCCAAAAGAAAAGCTCCAAGCGGTACCTTGCCCGTGCCCGCCGGTGGAGCATACGTTGAGCCCATTTTTTCCGAGCTTGCTCCTCAATCTCAGGTTCATTATTCTCAGGTTCGTGATGTTTTGCTACGAGACGGTATTTTACCACCCATTTTCACCCGTCAAGTTCCAAGGCCCACTCATTATGAGAAGACTTCACCAGAGGCCATTTACGAACGTGTTACTGGTAACCGTAAAGATCGTTTCAGTCGGGAACTGAAGCATCATAAGGATTTGAAGGATGGCGTTTTCTCAATTCAGTTTAACGACTTGCCCCAAGTTCGCAGGGATGCAGGTTTTTTCACTCGCACAGCAAACCGTTTGATGCGGAAAAATGAAGACATTGACGAACACCACGATCTCATCAAAGATCTTGAAAGGTCGCGTCACATGGATCTTCGAATGGTTAACACCTATCATCAAATGCGCGCGGTTGACAGTGTTTCTCGCAAAGCTGGTATTAAGAAACGCATTACTTTTGCAAATCCTTTAGAGAATATTAAACAATTGAATGCTGCATCGAACGTGGCTGGACCTGTTCTTTGGGCTTCCTTGCAGGAAGTGTTTCCTTCTTTGCAACAAGTGAGACCATTTGATCGTCAACTTCGTGCTGACTGTGAAGCTGAAAACGAGTCAAACCGCATCAGCATCAAAAGTCGAGCTCAATTGACTGCTGCACGTGACCGGGCGGAACCAGAGTGGTCAGAATTGTTGGCAAAAGTCACCACCAAAAGTGAGTATAAAGCCAAAGGTTCTGAGAACCCAAACGGGAAACCCCATCAAACACTTGTTACAATGCATGACAACATTTTCTTTCGTTTTGGTTGGGTGGCTCGTTATATTACTAGGGTCATCTTAGATATGGCCCCTCCGAATATGTTTATTTATTTGACTCGTTCGCCCGCTGATCTTGATGCCTGGTGCAAAAAGAATTGGCGTGATGTACCATCACAGGCCAATGATTTTACTGCGTACGATCAAGGCCAAGCTGGAGAAGTCTTACATATGGAAATTCAACTCATGCTGGCATTGAGCATTCCGTACGACATCATTTCTCAATATGTATTTTTAAAAACGAATATGACTTCTCAATATGGTTCTTTGGCCATTATGCGCTTCACGGGTGAGGTGTTTACTTTTATTTTTAACACATTGTTTAACATCGCCATCACCAATGTTCGCTTTGAACTTGGTCGTAACGTTTGTTGTTTTGCCGGTGACGACTCAGCCGTTAATAAGATCTTGCTGGAACGACCAACATGGTCTTTACTTCAAGCTTATTTTACCGTTGACTTTAAGCTGGAAAAACCAGTGTTGCCCGAATTCGTCAGCTGGTTCTTGACGAGTAAGGGCATTTTTAAGAATCCTGATCTCCTTTTGAATCGCTTTCTGGCAAAGCGTGACATGGGCATGTTAGGTGATATTTTGGTTTCTTATTTATACGAGTTTGCTTTCGGCCACCGTTTGGGGGATGACCTACAACCCTACCTTACCGGCACTCAATCATCCGCTCAGGGATTACTCTTGCGTCTTTTTACAAGGAGTCGAAGTCCAGCTTTGGCCCTTTTGTACAATGACGATCATTTGCCGGACATTCAGCACATGCGTTTGTACGACTTACCACTTGCGCGTTTGGAAGCTTTGACTCAGTTATTTATTGACTCTCCGATCGAGCACACACAAAAGTTTCTTTCTGCCATGTCGAATCCAACAAATGTACACTACCGATCTTTTGCACTTTCCGACATTGATGGTACCTTCATTCAAGGTGACTTGGATGCTGACGACTCTCCTATTTACTGAGGGCGTGTATCATTTCTTAATGTCTAACAGTGAAATCAAATAACAGAC